GGGTTCCACTGGTTTCTAGTTTATTTAATCTTTCAATGACGCCAAAAAAAGCGTACACGCCAATTCCGACGGCGGTTACGATAGCCAAAAGATTTCTCATCGGCATAGAAATTGCCGTGTTATCTGAAATTTTCATTATTCACACGCTTCACAATCTTGTGTACTGTCAACTACCACACCTTTAGGCTCTCGGCAGTCGCACCTCTCACACTTACAATCTTCATGATCGGCTTCAATACAGTGGCACAAGTGTCCACATGTCTTACAAATTTTTTCTTCCATAGTTACTTATAATAGTCCTTCCAGAACCATTCGACAAATCTTTTCCACCATTGCTTCATCACTACCCCCTATGATTGCAGAAGAAGTTAGATCTTCTAGTTAAATATGTGTATTATTGCGCGATAATTAATATCACAACGATTACGATGATCGCAGCTGAAATCTTTTTGTGATTCCAAGCTAACGCCCATAATCTTTTGGCATGCTGTGTAATTTTTTCCATGTTTTCCTCCTAATTATAAATGTCTCCCCAGGTCTTACCTAACTTGTACTCTATTTTATTTGGTACTTTCAGGTCGACTGAAGCCTCCATTATGTTAATTATTCGTTTAGCTTTTTTATCAGATTCAACAGAAATGTCTAGTTCGTCATGTATCTGTATATGAGCTATAATGCCCTCTTTATATAGGTCTAGCATTGATTTCTTGGTCATATCTGCTGCTGATCCTTGTATTAACTTGTTTAAAGCTTTGTATGTAAAGGCTCTTCTGATTCGGCCCCTTCCATATGTTTTCTCTGCTTCTTCGAGAGTCATTGGTTTATGCATACCAAATTGGTATGGTTCCCATTTATCAAATCGACATCTACGTCCTAATAAAGTTCCTATAACACCATTTAATTGAGCATGTTTTGAAGTTTTATTCATTAGGTCTTTTACGAAGGGAACGCTATCGTGGTATTGATCAAATAAATTATCTGCATCTTGTTTTGTTGGTAATCCTAGTTCAGACTGTAGTTTATTCTTACCCATTCCGTAGAATAATCCAAGATTAATAGTTTTGGCTTGTGTCCGGGATATGTTTGCCATGTCCGCAACTGTCTGGTGAAAATCTACATCATCATCTTTATCATTGAATCGTTCTACAATTTTTTTAACAGACTCATCAAAACAAATAGGTTCGGTTGTAGCTGCATAATGCACTACGAGTCTAGGTTCTTGCTGTGAGTAGTCAAAACAACCCCATTTACATCCTTCTTCAGGAAGAAATAGGTTTCTAATTTTAGGGCCTAGATCTTTATTTCTAGCAGGAATTTGTTGAAGGTTTGGGTGCTGATAACTAAATCTTCCTGTAACTGTTCCACCCCTATTTCCCCTTATTTGATTTATGTCAGCGTGTATTCTTCCGTTATGTTCATACTTAATAATAGTATCTATGAATGTTGTATGAGCTTTGTTTAATTCTCTAGCTTTAGCAATTTTATTAACTAAAGGATGAGCATGTGTTTGTAATTCATTTTTAGTAAAACTTGGTGCCTGTGTTTTGGCTGTTCGTTCATATGGTAATTTAAGTACATCAAATACTTTCGCAACAGATCTGGCTGCCCATATTTGACACTCGATTCCCGTTTCTGCTTTAACTTCAGATAGTAATTTTTTCTCTTGGTCAGAAAGTTGTTTTTTTAATTTATGTGCCGATTCAATATCTACTTTCACACCCTTAAATCTCATATCAACTAAGCATGGAAAAAGTTGAGTTTCTAAATCGAAAATATTTTGTAGGTTTTGTTTACTAATAGATCTAGATAAAACTTTAAATAGTTCTAAGGTAAGTTCAGCATCTTTTTCTGCATATTTACCAACATACATAGCTGGTAGTTTATACATTTCAGCTTTTGGATCTACACCTGCTTGTTCAGCAGCTTCTGTTAAAGCTCTTTCATCTTTTACTTCATGTAAATAATCAAAAGAGGCGCTGTTTAAAGAATACCATAAGCGATTCTCATCCACTAAAGAGAGCATTACCATCGTATCTACTATGTGGCCATTAATTGGAATATTATAGGCTTTTAACCAGCACACATCGTACATTGCATTGTGAAAGATTTTTATGGCTGGAGTTTTACAGACATCTCGTAACCAGTCCAAAACAATTTTTTCATCCAAGTTACCCTCACGATGTCTAATTGGATAATAACCTTGCCACCCTTCGACGGCTACAGCTACTCCTATAATATATCCTTTACCTTGAATAGCACCAGATCCTCTAGTTTTCAGATTAGGATCATAAGTTTCTAGATCAATAGCTATATGTTCATACCTTGATAAGTCAGGAAAACTTTCAGGGCAGTTCCATTCAGTCTGTGGTTGAAATATCATTTATAATCTCTTTCAATAATCATTTCACAATAGTGTATTGCTTTTAAAATATCTTGCTTTCCATTCTTGTAAGGATGTCTACATATATACTTTATTATATTACCTTCCGCAAACAGTAATTGATTTTCATGAACAAATTCGCTAGGTTGAATTTTCATTTTGCGATAGTGATCTCCTCCAATTTGTTTTTTGTATACTTTTGTTTCTTGTTCCTTGGTATCTATGATCTTTTCACAATCCATACCTGATTCATTCTTTTCTTTTGTTAATTGATAGCGTTCTTTTCTATTCATACGATTGGATCTCCTATTCTGTAAAAATAATCGGAAGTTGGTTGCATGATATATAGTTTCTTTTTAGCTCGTGTTACTCCGACGAAAAAAAGTCTATGTTCTGGATCTGCGTTTATTTGAGCTGCTTCATAAATAATTCTTTCTAGGTCCATAAATAAAACTACGTTATCACATTCTTCACCTTTTACACCGTGGACCGTGGATATCTTTATTCTCGCATTTTTCATGAGGTCATCTTTAGAGTCTAGTAGGGATTTGACGTAATTTTTGCTTTCGTCCGGCATATGAAGCTGTTCCCAGCCACCGGTTAATAGAAACCCGTGTTCTTTGCGTAGCATATCTACATCAATCGTTGTGATTGATTCTAATGACTTTCCCCCAGAGTATCCATATTTTACATGCCCTTTATGGTAGTTTAAATACTCATAGAGGTCTTGCACGTCTTCCTTGCTTACGCTTGCTCCTTCATTCAATCTAGTTAATGTACGATAAGCACTTAATAATTTTTTAGGTAATAAATTATTTACTTTACTATCAAATCTTAAATTTAAACTATATAAATGATCAGCTACAGGTTGTAGCATTTCATTTGTTCTTGTTAAAATCATCCAGTTTTCTTTACTAAAATCAATGTCTTCTATTAACATATTGTCATAAACTTCTCCTTCTGCATCTCTTGGTTCCCACTTTTTTTCTAAACGGTTTTTAATATGAGGAAAAATAGATTCAGCTAATGCGTGCATCTTTCTTGGGACTCTTCGTGATTTAATTTGTGCATCTATAGTTCCTTTTAAATTTATAAAAATAGTCGGGTCCGCTCCTTGAAACGTATAGATAGTTTGATCATCATCCCCCGCAATGTAAGATCTTTTACATTTAGACTCTATGTAAAAAAACATTCTCCATTGCAGAGGACTCAGGTCTTGGGCCTCATCAAGAAAGATAATCTCGACAGGAGGACATCGATCTTTCTCGACAAACTTGGAAATCATATCTGAAAATTCATATAGACTTTCATGTTCTTTATATACCTTTAAGTCTGTATCAATTTGCTCTGTTAGCCACAGATCTACAGAATGATGTAAATTTAATTGTATGGCTGCTTCTAGTAATGAAACTAATTTTGATCTTGCAAATTCAATGATGCGCATGTGTGGGTTTTTATATCTAGGGATCCCCGCCTCATCGATGTACGATTCAAAGGACATACCTTTGCAGATTCGAGAATAGTTTTGAAACCCTATCCATTTCTTATTTTTAAGTAGCTGAGTGTTTGTATTAATATTTAACTCTTTAGTTCCCATAGAATGCATAGTGCAAATATTTACGTCTTGATTAAAGGCTCTACTTCTAGCTTCATCAGCAGCTGCATTACTAAAAGAAATATAAGCTATTTTTTTGGGGTCTACCTTATTTTGAAGTATCTCTTTGTCTAAATAATATAAGAGTCTTTCAGTCTTTCCTGTTCCTGGTGGCCCTGGAATAATTGTTCTATTTAACTGCAAATGGTGCCTCCTTCATCTGTTCTTTTTTAGTATTAGGTTTGTCTAGTTTAATTGTTTGCATTTCTATATAGCGTGCGCTTTTGTCGGCTATTTTTCCGGAGACTTCTTTTGCAGAAAATAGTCGTGTTAGTAATCTTGCTGTTTTTTGTTTAGGATAAATTCTATCAGGCCATGTTTTAGTTCGAACTAAATACTTCCAAAAATCTTTGAATTTAAAATAGCTTGTTCCATTTTCAGTATAGGCCAACCCTCGTAGAACATCTTCCATATTTTTACCGGGTGCTTTATTAATGTATTCAGCCAATAGTTCTCTAATTTGTACGTCTTTTTTAGTAGAATCCGGAGCTTCAATTTCTCCTAAATGTTTAAATAATTTCTGTAACATTTTTCTCCAGAGTATTTTACTGACTGGTAGCATGGGTAGATCAATTTGATCCATAGCTGCAATGGAAAATTTATCAGGCTCGTGCAGGGTTCCACTATCTACTTCAACAGAAGCTTCTCCTACTAAGACATAATATATTGGTGGATCTGAATCATATTTTTTTATCTCTTTTATTTCAGGACCAGGGACACCGTCTCCAACACCAAATTTTTGTAGCACACATTTTTTTGGATCACAAAAAGATTCAATAGGTGCATCTTTACATTTATAATTATAATCTGTTTTTCTTATTGATTCGATAACTTTATCTAGTTCTCCTTTAGGAAGAGGGGGTTTACAAAATTCTTTATTGTAAGGAAAAATCTCTGTGTCCCAAGTTTCTGGAAATCTTTTCTTTAAATAGACTCCATAGTTAACCATTGCATTATTTCTACCACCTTCTGGAATACCTTCAGTAGCTAGTGAGACTAGGCACGGTGGTGCTCCTTCTAATAAAGGTGGTGCCGTATCTTTTTTAATTGTTAGTTGTTTTAATTGATCTTCAGTTAGTTTTACTCTGTTATAAAGAGCAAAAAATTCTAGTAATGATATGCCTTTCCCTTCTTCATTAAAAGCATACCGCACAGTTCTTTGTGCATTGTGATAAGGTAGATTTAAAAAACTTCCTCGATCTCCTCGGTCTACATGTAAAACATTTTGTTTTGGAAAAATTTCTGATTTAGCATACCCTAAAATAGCTGCCATTTCTTTTAGCTTTCCTCTTAAAAGAATCGCTGGAACAAATGTATCAGTAAATAAAAAACAATGTGCTCCTCCTGATTTGGATCTAATAACTGTTAGCGGTAATTTTTTTTCTTTAATTTTATTGAGAAGTTGTTGGTGATCCACTGGGTAGACATCAATATCAATACATGCCCACTTACATTTACTTTCGTGATTGATTGGAATAATTCCTAACGCAGGCTCGACACCACTTAAATGATCTCGCCATAGTTTATCGCTTGGTTGTTTCTTAATAATAAATGATCTAGTTTTATGCTTACCACGTTCATCAAACTCGTCTGTTCTTTTGGTTTGACCGTAAGCAATGTCTAGGCCACTAAATATACTTTTAAATCGTTCAAGATCCGTCATATCCTCCTGCTTTCGTTGTAGTGGGCGGTTTCGCCTCTCGGTCTCCACCGCCCATCATGGGAATAGTTATCCTCTTTTGGATAATCCACTATAGAACTGTTTTGCTCGTTCGTATAAGTTTGGATCTTCCACTTCGCCAATTTTTTTGACGTTCCAACCATACCACTGATTACCTTTTCCGGTATTCAGTATCGTTGTTAAACGATAACTATGGCTAAAAGATGACGGAGTGTATGGACCTTTTTTACCGTCCATTACAATTGATTTCATCATAGAGTTCCATTTTCTACTGACTTTACCTTGAGACGAACTCATAGATATCATCACAGTTTCAATGGATTTTTCTCCTATAACTAAGACAAAATGTTGACCTACAGTTAAGATATAATTACCATTTGGTAATCTGTCCTTACCCATAGCGTCCTTAGTTGTTTTAGATAAAATATCCGAAGTGTCTGGATAGATCTGTTCGGGTCTTCCCGATCCAGTTCCAAAATCAGACCATTCTTGATACTCTAATCTGTAGTGGGCAGGAATTACTGTAATTCCTTTTGCTCCATCGTACAGTTGTTTTGTAACTGTATTCAAAAGCATTCCAGGTTCAGCACCTTCTACGTAATTTTGATTACGTTTCTGTGCTTCTCCGGAGCCATTTTGTAGAAGCTTTAAGATAGGTGGGGCCAAAGATTCGGTCTTCACATTCTCAAAACCCTTATCAGCATCGGCTTCAAATAATGAAGCAGATGGGAGTCCTGCGGACTTCCTTGTTGCTACTTCTTTCGCGTTGCTCGTGTCGTTCATCGATTATCTCCTTGTTATTTTTGTTTGGTTACCTGCAAACGTTTTAAATAAACCAGTAGGCATTTCTCGTCCAGATTCTAGACGTTCTCGAACTACTGCTTTAAGAGTCTGGGGATGAACACCGATTTTTTGAATCGGCTCAAACCCCTGACCCTTTGCAAGGTTAGCATATTGCATAGCCTTGTTGTCTTCGCCACGACCAAAGGTAACGGTGATATCGTTTTTAATGATATCTCCAAGGTCGTGTTCTCGAAGCCATTGAAAAGCCTCTTGTTGGCTTTCATGAGGAATAGATGCGCCGTAAATTTTTTTAATTTCTACAGACTCACCATCCCTTAACTTTAATTTTGTTATTTGCATTTCGTCCATCATTTGTGGAATCTCTATTTGAGAGAGAACTTTAGCTTTCTCTTTTAATTTAGATAGACTATTTTCTGCGTTTTGAATTTCGTCTTCCATCGTTTTTAATTCGATAACTTTATTTGACAAACTTTTGCTGGCATCAATTTGAGAAACTGATTCCATTCGGTCTTCTTCAAAATTTATTTTAGTCGGTTCTTTCATACAGTCCTATATAATGTACGAAAACCGTATTGTCAAGCCTTTTCGTGTAAATTTATTTCAATGGCATAATAGGTCTTTTCCTGTCTATCCCATTTTAAAAGCTTATACTTTCCATTAGTCATATCGGACACAATTGACACAGCTACTCCAATTATGGCAGGATCGCCTGTAAGTAGTAAGTAATCGGTAGGTTTAAAATCTTTTAATAGTCCCCGTAGTTTAATAATCAAAGGCCCTGGAGATAATATCATTTGTGAGTACTCTGGTAATAGGGTCACAATTTCGCCATATTTCTGGGCACCCATAATATTATATTTAGGAGCACCTTGACTTGTTCCCGGTATCTCTTGAATTACATAGACTTTGTTTGGTGTAATGGGAGGTGTATTTCCAATTCTCATAGTTGTTTTAAATCAATCCATTGACTTTCGTTCTCTTGTAGTATATACGTCCTTTTAGAAAGAAAAGCAATTATGTTTTATAA